CACCTATCGTGCAGTTTTGGAGCTATACGCAGACGCGGTTACGCAGTTATATACTGCACCGCGTATCTGTAAGACTCACTGGAACTCTTTAGTTTCACGAGTCGACGGTGACAAGATTGTCAAGGTACCTGGAAAGGTTAGGCTCAGACCATTTATGGCGAGAGACTACGACGGTGATGTAGAGCTCTTTGACGACACTGCCGAATATTCTGCTCCCGGTGAGGCCGATTTTGTCGGTCGCCTGGACTTCCTTCAGAAACCTGGAGGTAAGCTCAGATCGGTTGCGAATATCAACAGGTTCGTCAACTACACAATGGCACCCTATGCCAAAGCATTGGAAGATGTGTTCTACTCTTTCCCACAAGTGTCGGTCAAAGACCAGCACGATGGGCTAAGATGGGCGCAGCTACAGCTGAGACTAGGCGAGGAATTATCCTCTCTAGATCTCTCTGCGGCAACTGATACCCTAGACTACCGAGTATTTACTAGGGCCCTGAAAAGGGACTTTCCTGGTAAAACTGGTGTGCTCGAGGAGTATGCTACATACTTCGAAGAGCTATCGTCACTACCACTATGGTGTGATGGCGTTAATAGCCCTGTCCAGTTCAAAACTGGCCAGCCACTTGGCATGAAGGGATCCTTCCAGACCCTTACAGCTATGAACCTCTGTGCAGGCCAAATCGCCTGCAAGAAGCTCGGTCTCGATATCTACCCTTTCAGGGTAGTTGGAGACGACTTCGTCTGTCACTCAAAGATCGCAGCCGCATATAGCGATGTGATCGAGAGTTGGGGAGGCTCTACTAATGTAGAGAAAGCGATGCAGTCCGACAAGTATGCCGAATTCTTGTCTCACATAGTGAGCAAGGATAAGGTCTACATTACTAAGCCTAAATATAGGCCAGGTAATAAGCTTGTCTTCTCAAACCTAGATAAAGCCAAGGTGAGATCTCTAAAAGGGATCTATCGCCTGACTCCTAGTGAGGCTGATGCAGTTGACATAATGTCAGCTTACTCAGTCGATGAGATGGACTACAGAACTAACCTTCCGCACTTTAGGTCGAAAGACTATAAAGTGGACGACTACAGTCTATCTGTAATGTCTGCGGCACTTGATGTGATCGCTGATCTACGCCAG